CCCTCTTGACCTCGGCAAGGAAAGGACGAATACATTCAAAAACACAAGAAAAATAGTCTATGTGTCCACACCGACCGACAAGAACGGTTATATCTCAGTACATGAAAAGAACTGCCACGCCCGTTTCCGCTATCTCATAACCTGCCCACATTGTGGACATAAGCAGCAACTGAAAGCCCTCGACCATGACGGCGAAAAGTACACCCTGTCAGCTCAAATATGTTATGGAGATGAGACCGATATTAACAAAATTGAACAGATAGCATGGTATGAATGCGAAAGCTGCCAAGGGAAAATTCACGAAGATCAGCGCATGGAGCTTGTCAGGCGCGGTTCATGGATTGATATGGTAAGCGGCCTTGATCTTGATGAATGCTACAAAAAAATCAAGCCCCGTTCAGTAAGTTTCCAGTATAACCGCCTTTACACCCCGTGGTTCACTTTTGGCGAAGTTGCATCCGAATATCTACGCTCCATTGAAATCCCTGAAAAACTCATGAACTTTATCAATTCATGGATGGCCGAACCTTTTGAGGAGTTCATTCCCTCGGAAGTTTCCGGAGATATGTTACGGCTTATGGATAATAGAAAAGAAGGACAAGTTCCATCTGGTTCTTTGTTTCTCTTTGCTGGTGTAGACGTTCAGAAAGCCTATCTGCAATATGAGATAAGAGCATTTTCACGGACAGAATCGTGGTTAGTACAAGAAGATAAGGTTGAAAATTTTGAAGAGTTGGCAATTATCTTATTCGGCAAATCTTATAAACAAGTAGGTACAGAAAAACCGTACAAAGTGATCCTTGCTTGCGTGGATATGGGATATAGGACAGATGAAGTATACGATTTTGTTAAGCAACATTATCCACGTGCTATGGCTATCAAAGGTGATGTCCGGTTAAAGTCTCCCTGTATGCCAAGCAAAATTGAATATTATCCAGACGGTAAGCCTCTTGCTGGTGGCATTACTTTGTGGCGTGTTGATACACATTACTGGAAAGATTGGTTAACAAGACGTATCAATGGGAATGAAAATTCAAAAATATTATGGCACATCCATAGCGAAACATCAAAGCGGTACATGGAACAGGTCAACTCGGAACATAAAATTACAACAAGGAATAAGAACACAAGGAAGGTAACTGAAGCGTGGGTATTAAAGCCAGGGCATAGGAGGAATGAAGCTCTTGACACTGCCGTTTATAGTGCTGCTGCTTCTCATATTGTTTTCTCGGGAATTATAAAAAGAGAAAAAATTAACGAATATAATAAAAATAAAGTTAAAAAATCAGTTAAACCAGAACTCGTTGAACAAAAAAGAGCTAATAATTATCATAAAAACAAATCACGGAGGTGGTAATGTCAACAGAACTTGAGGGGATGAAACAGATATGCATGCACGTTAAACGATCAGAAGCGACTGTTTTAGACTGGATAAGATTTATGTCCTTTCCTGCTAAAAAGCTTGGCGGTATTTGGGTAAGTGACACAGATTTAATAGTTATCTGGAAGAAGAAAATAATCAGTGATAATGTTGATGAAGCAATAACACCTCAGAATGATATAGTTCAAAAAGAAAAAAAGATTGATATTAAGCCGATCAAGCAAATAAAAAAGGCAAAACGTAATGTAAAAAAGAAGAAATAAAGGAGGCTATATTTTGAAAATAACAGACAAAATTATTAAATCAGAGTCTATTCATTGGCAAGAAATGAAGTTTTTGCAACCTCCGGGTTTTAAAGATTTAACAAAAGATGCTTATAACAAACTCCGACAATCTATCATCAATAATCATTTTGTTGAATCTTTCAAGGTGTGGCAAGATAAGAAAATAATTTATTGCCTTGATGGCTTTCACAGAGTAAAAGTATTAAAGGAACTTAAAAAAGAAGGGCATGAAATACCGGATGTTTTTCGTGCTGATTTCCTGGGATGCAAAGATAAAAAAGAAGCGTCAAAACTGGTGTTAATTTACAGTAGTATATATGCAGCCGTAACGCAAGAAGGGCTTTATGAGTTTACCAACCTTCAAGATCTCGATATAACCAGTTTTAAAGAAGAAATTGATATTCCCGGGTTCGATATAAATACTTATTTGAAAGGATATGAAGAAAAAGAAACCCTTGAATATAAAGAGGAAGAGATAAAACCCTATAAAAAGACACATATTTTGTTGTCTTTTCCTCCTGAAAAGTTTCTTGATATTCAACCATACATCGACAAAATTCTGAAAATAGAGGGGGTAGAATATGAGCAATCCTCCAACTAAGCAGACAGACAATAGTCATTTGCAAGAAAAAGTTAATCTTCGGATAGATAACTTACCTGATCTCAATACAATAAAGGTTTTAGACCTTTTTTCCGGTGAAGGCTTGATATGGGACACAATAAAAAAACAAACAAGCAATGACATAAAAGTCTTAAGAATAGACCAGAAAAAAAGACAAGAAAGGTCTGTATCTTATTGGTGATAATTTAAAATATAAGCTCAATTATAATCATTTTGATGTAATAGACATTGATGCTTATGGAATACCAATAAGACAACTTGAAAAAATATTTCAGATCGTGAATACTCCAACCGTCTTGTTTGTAACATATATACAGACTCTTTATGGAGGTTTACCTAAAAAGATGCTTTTAGAACTCGGCTACACCGAAAAAATGATAAGTAAGATACCAACTCTTTTTAATCAAAATGCTCAAGTTAAACTTTTTCAATGGCTTGCTCAAAATGGCATAAAAAACGTAAAATATTACTGCACGCAAAATAAACGAAAAAACTATTTTTTATAATTATATCTGTTATCAAATATATAAAATCCTTCATTGCAACACATTGAAATGATTAATCAATTTTTACCCTAAAAGACCTGTCAACCTCAAAATTCCGTAAATATCCCTTGTTTGTCCGCATCTATCCCCCGTTTGTCCGCATCTATCAGTAAAAACCCCCAAATACGCTTTTTTGCAAAAATCGCCATGTTAATAGTTCGGCATGGCTTACACGACTACCGATTTAACAAATATTGAAGCAGCAATTAGAACGTTTATAGCAGGAACAAGGGTAGGGCAGGTCAATATCGGCGACCATCTTATCAAGTATGCCGATGTAACCCTTTCCGAACTCAAAACCTTAAAAGCAGATATTCAAGCTGAACTCGGTTCTTTCCGTCCCCGCACCTATGCAAGACATGGAGGGCGCGGATATTGAATAAAGTTGCCTCCCTTGTAGCTTCTTTTGTCGATACCACAATCGGCATCTTCTCCCCCCGCGCCGAACTTACAAGAAAATATTACCGTGCCCGCTCCGACAACATGTACGCGGCTGCAAAATCAAACCGCATGACAGGCGCATGGGCTCCGGTTAATAACAGCGTCAACACTGTTATAGGCGCATCATCAAATAATGTCCGCGCCCGAATCCGTCAGCTTGTCAGGGATTTCCCTTATTTCAAGCGGGCCGTGGAAACCATAGTTGATTACACGGTAGGCCCCGGCATTACCTTTCAGGCAAGAGTCAAGACCCCGGACGGCAAGCTCGACAAGAAGCGAAACCAGCAGATTGAAGACGCCTTTTCCTTCTGGGCGGATGAAGCCGACATATCCGGGAAACTCCACTTCTACGAACTCATGCAGCTTGCAAAAAGGCAGGATGTTGAATCGGGCGAATTCCTTCTTGTCAAGAAATACCCCCGCGAAAAAGGCCGTTACATCCCTTATGCCCTGCAGATCTATGAATCGGACTGGCTGACCTCGCAATATGACACGTTCGCCGGCGGTTCAATCGGCATGGCGATCAATAAAGGCGCAACCACCGAAATCAGACAGGGCATTGAATACGATTTGCAGACAGGCAGAGTCCTTGCCTATCACTTTTATGATCCCGAAGGCTGGGGAAAAAATACGATCCGCGTTCCCGCCGAAGATATAGTCCATGGGTTCAAGACCTTACGGCCTCAGCAGCTCAGGGGCATTTCAGATTTTACAAGCGCGGTACTGGTAGCCCATGACCTTGGCGATCTTATGGACACAGAGCTTGACGGCGCAAAAATGGCCGCTAAATGGTTGGCATTCGTTGAATCTCCTGATC